ACCGTAGGCGTGAGGAAGAGCATGCAAAAGACCTAGCATTACTGGAAGCAAAGAAGGCCATAGGCCAAGAGACCGTACAGTCTGCAAAAGGCGTGTTCGCCTCTCTTTCATCTTCCATGGATCAAGGTACTGCGGCTCAAAAGGCGATGTTCGCTATAGAGAAGGTGCTGGCAATATCATCCATCCTAATCAATACAGAGAAAGCGGCGATAGCTGCGGCAGCAAATGACGCGGCGTTGGGCGGGTTCTTAGGGTTTATGGCATCTGCTTCTGCAGTAAAGGCAGTAGGTTATGCTTCTGCTGGTGTAGTTGCTGGTACTGCTCTAGCCTCATTTGAAGGCGGTGGTTTCACTGGTAACGGCATACGTGCTGGTGGCTTAGATGGTAAGGGCGGTAAGATCGCCATGGTTCACCCTAACGAGAAGATCATAGATATGGAGAAGGGCGGTGACGCTAGGGCAGTCAACGTCACATTCAACATACAGGCCAACGACACTAAAGGATTCGATCAACTATTAGCCTCTAGGCGTGGTACAATCGTTGGAATAATTAACCAAGCAATGAACAATCGCGGTAGAGCGGGAGTCGTTTAATGCCGTATCCAACTACACCTAAATTCACCGCTGCAGGCGTAGAGTCTTATGATCCTACATTAGTATCTGAAGCGATTAGTGGCCGTATCCAGAGCCGTAAAGTAGGCTCTCAGCAGTGGAAGTTTACTGCATCCTATGCGCCTCTCACTAGATCTGAGTTCGCTCCTGTTTGGGCCTTCTTGGCTAGCCAGAGGGGACGTCATGGTATATTCACTATCATATTGCCAGAGTTGAGTGCCTCTAGCGGGAACCCTAGTGGTACAGTTACTACTAGCGCAGCTCTTGTTGGCACATCTGCCGTCACGGTAGCGTCATTAACTGGCACCCTTAAGGCAGGAGACTTCTTTAAATTCTCAGGTCATGACAAAGTGTATATGCTTACTGCTGATAGAGCGGGTGCTGGATCAATTAGCTTCATACCTGAGCTAGTTAGTGCAGTAGGATCAGAGCAGCTTATCTACAACGATGTTCCATTCACTGTACGGATGGCAAACGATGTCCAATCCTATAAAGTGGGCAAGGAAATGCTATTCAGTAATGAAGTTGATCTTGTAGAGGCTATTTAATGAGTCGCGGCATTCACGCAGACGTAGTTACTGAGCTGGCTAAAGACGCCTTTAATATGGCTCATTTAATTACCATAGACTTCTCGACTCCCTTAAACCTAACAGATTACCGCCATGACTTGGTGGATAACTCTACCACGTATACTTCTAGTAGCTACCTCCTATCAATGGGAGATGTAAGTGAGTCAACTACAGTACAGGTAGGATCAATTAATATTGAGCTATCTGGTGTAGGCAGTGCTTACATAGCTATCCTGCTTAATGAAAACTACATAGACAGACGGGTAACCATAAAGCGTGTAGTTCTTAATGACTCAGGCGTAGTGATAGGCGACTCATTCATCTTGTACGATGGGCGTATAGACGGTTTTAATGTGGCAGACGATGGCAATAGTAGTAGGGTAGTGCTAGCTGTAGCGTCACACTGGGCTGACTTTGAGCGCATTTCTGGCAGGAGAACTAACGACAACTCTCAGCAAGCTGCTTTTAGCGGAGACAAAGGAATGGAGTTTGCTAGCCAAATAATAAAAGACGTTAAATGGGGGCGTAAATAATGCCTATGTTTTGGTGGTTCTTAGCGTCAATGGCGGTTTCTTATGTCATCGCTGACGAGATGGGGAAGGCAGCGAAACGTGCTGCTGAAGAAGCTAAAGGCGTACTCGCTAATAAAGATTCTAATATAGCTTCCATCCCAGTGATATACGGAGAGCGTAAGGTTGGTGGCACCCGTGTATTTATAGCTAACAGCGGAACAGATAATACGTATTTATATATCATACTTGTTCTTTGTGAGGGAGAAGTTAGCAGTATAGGTGATGTATACCTTGATGATGACCTAACTACGGAGAGTAAGTTTAGTGGACTCGTAACAGTGACTAAGTACTTAGGTACTGATAATCAAACTGCAGACCCTACATTCTTAGCCGCTAACATAGGCTGGACGGCAGCTCATAGACTTCAAGGGACTGCGTATTTAGCTGTTAGGCTTAAGTGGAGCACTGACGCATTCTCTTCAATACCAACTATTAATGCCATAGTTCAGGGAAAGAAAGTTTACACTGGTACTGCTGGAGCAACAGCTTATAGCTCTAACCCTGCATGGTGCTGGCGCGACTACATGACCAATACTCGGTATGGAAAGGGATTACCTGCAAGCTTTATTAACGATACCTTAGTATCAGCAGCAGCCACTAAGTGTGACTTCCTTGTAACGTCATACACTGGAGCATCATCCACTAGGCCAATATTTAGCTGTAATGCTGTAATAGATACGAATGTAAAGATCCTCGATAACGTCAAGGAGATACTTTCAGGTATGCGTGGCTTAATGCCGTACCAAGATGGTATGTATGGTCTGGTTATAGAAGACGCAGGCTCCTCAACATTTAGCTTTAACAAGGATAATATTATATCTGGGTTCACGCTTGCTAGTGAGTCAAAGAAGACAAGGTTTAACAAGGTAGTAGCAACATACACTAACCCGTTAGGAAACTGGCAAGAGGATCAGGTTCAATACCCTATTGCGGGATCTCAGTTTGATAGCCAGTACCTTACTGAAGACGGTAACACTGTATTAGAGAGTAGGATTATTCTTCCTACGATTACAGACAAGTACACTGCGTTAGATATCGCAGAGATTGTTCTGATGCGATCAAGGTCAGGTCTTGTAGTTAACTTCACAGCTACCAGCGAGGCTTTGAATGTAGTAGTTGGTCAGATTGTTGATGTTACTCATGACACCCCTAACTGGGCTAATAAGCCATTTAGAGTTACAGGGCTTGGACTATCAACTGAAGGAACTGTTTCCGTTGAGCTAATTGAGCACCAAGACAGCATCTACCCTTGGTCTCTTAAGACGCAAGCAGACGACATCCCAGACACTAACTTCCCTGATCCATTCTCAGCGGAAGAGCCTACTCCTGCAGGCATACTTGAGGAGCAATATAAAACTGTTAACTCAAAGGGCACCCAAACAAGAGCTATATTTAGCTGGACACCACCAAACGATGCGTTTGTTAGTGAGTATGAAGCTGAGTACAGGTTAAGGCCGCCAGGCGTAGCTGCTGGTGATTATACGTTCATTACTAAGACTAGCGCATTGTCAGCACGGATTGAGGACATTGTAGTGGGTACGTATGACTTTAGGGTTAGGTCGATTAATTCAATGGGAGTTAAGTCAGAATGGGCCGTTCTTAACCTCCAGGCTATAGCTGGATTGACTGCGCCTCCTAGTGATATTAATAACTTTAGTATACGAGCATTGGACGGGCAGGCACACATAAGCTGGTCTAGGATTACAGACATAGACGTTATTAATGGCGGGTTCGTTCGCATCCGTCACTCTAGGCTAGTAACTGGGGCTGCATGGAAGGATGGTCAGGATATTGGCGAAGCATTAGCAGGCACTCAAACTCACGTAGTACTACCTATGCTGGCAGGAACATACATGGCTAAAGCAGTTGATGAAGGTGGTCGGTTCAGCGTTAATGCTAAGTATTCAACTACTAGCGTTCCAAACATCATAGATTTCAATGCGGTCACGACAGTAACCGAGAACCCATCATTCACAGGGTCTAAAACTAATATGTTGGTCAATGGATCATCATTGCAACTTACAAATGTAGGCGGTAATGCTGGCATTATACAGTCTTCAGGTACTTACTACTTTAACGGTAGTGTAGATCTTGGTGGTGTTTATACCAGCAGAGTGACCTCTATACTCGAAACATCATCCTCTGTTATTACAGACACAATTGATTCTCGTCTTACTAATATAGACACATGGGATAACTTTGACGGTGAGCCAACAGATAAGCTTACGGTAACCTTAGAGCTTAGGATGACTGACGATAACCCATCATCATCACCTACTTGGTCAGTATGGGCACCATTCCTAGTAGGTGACTACTCGGCACGGGCTTACGAGTTTAGAGCCGTAGTTGTTAACGCAGACTCTAACTACAACGTAACGATATCAAAGCTATCAGTAACGGTTGATATGCCTGACAGGACAGAGAGAGCGGTTAATGTTGTAACAGCAACAGGCGGCACTGCAGTAACATTTGGTCATGCCTTCCACGCGATTCCTGCAGTAGGCATAACTATGCAGAACGGTATTAGCGGTGATTATTTCATAGTGACAGGTAATACTCGAAGCGGGTTTACGGTACAATGTAAAAATAGCGCCAACCAAGGCATATCAAAAACGATTAACTGGATTGCCACAAGTTACGGCAAAGAGGCAACATAATGGCTCAACATGATTTAGACATAGGTGACGATGCTGGCGGTGCTGTTAGGGCTGACATAAACTCAGTTTTAACTGCGTTGACCACTCTTAACTCGGGTAATACTGCGCCGCCTACTACTGATTCTTTCCAGTTATGGGCAGATACATCTACAAACCAGCTAAAGCAGCGCAACTCAGGTAATACTGGGTGGGTTCTTGTTGGTACTTTGGGATCAGTTAATATGGGGTTAGCTAAGTTAGCAAGCCCAACACTTACTGGGACGCCAATGGCACCAACTCCAGCGACAGCAGACAGCTCAACTAAGATAGCTACGACAGCTATGGTTCAGCTAGCAGCACAAGCTAAGGTTAACACTCATACAACTATTCACACTAACTTAAACGGTACCAGCACATCGGAACGAACTATTTATATTAATAACGGTTCCCCGTCCTCGCCAGTAGGTGGAACTCCAGCAACAGCCGATGGAGATGTGTGGTTTGAGTATTAAATCGAAGTCTGGCAACACATGGAGAACCGTTAAGCCTTGGGTTAAACGTAGTAGCTCATGGGTAGCTGTTCGTGTTGTCTGGGTTAAAGCTAGTGGCAACTGGAAGAAGTCATATGAATATGAATGGAATTACACCCTACCTAGTGGAGAGTTCACTAACTTTGACATTGATAACATATCTGGTATTGATAAGTACCATAATGTAAATATTACAATACCATCATCCACAACCTTAGTTGGTAGCACTACGAGTCAGTACGCCCTACGAACAGGATCAGGCTACGGTGGTACATTAAAGATCATTAATAACGGTAAGATCTTAGGCCGAGGTGGTAACGGTGGTAACGGTGGATCACCAAATCACGGCAACGGTTCAGCAGGCGGTGGTGGCGGTACAGCCATTCTAGTCGAGTCTAATGTTACGATTGATAATAATGGCACCATAGCAGGCGGTGGTGGCGGTGGTGGTGGCGGTGGCGCAGTTTACTATGACGCTCCTTGGTATGAGGATAATGATAGGGCTGGTGGCGGCGGCGGCGGTGGCGGCGCTCCATACGGTGCAGCAGGAAGTGGCGGAAGCTATAGCGGAAATAATGGATCTGCCGCAACATTAACAACTTATGGAAACGGTGGATTCATTAGGCGAGCTGATGCATCGTGGGGTGGTTATGGTGGTCATGGTGGGGCTTATTCTTCAAATGGCGGTGGTGGCAGTGGCCCTAGTGGTTATGTAACGAACCCACGAAGCACAGGAGGAAGTTATGGGCCAGCGGGTAGTGCATACATTAAATCAGGCAGCTTTACAGTAACGCAGGTATAAACCGCCTGTGAAATAGATTTAGAGAAATGGTAATGCCTAATATGGTATTATTAATTAAATTAAACGGAAGGATGAACACATGAGCGAATTATCGAATCACCTAGAAAATAAGTTTCTAGACATTACCTTGAAAGGAGCCACTGCTTATAACGTAGCTACTCCATACTTGGCATTATTTAGCACCGACCCTACTGACGCAGGAAGCGGTACTGAGTGTAGCTGGACTAACTATGCGCGACAGTCTATGACCTTTGGAACTATTTCCAACGGCACTGTATCGTCTACTGGAACTATTGCGTTCCCAGCAGTAGTTGGAGCTAACGTAACTATTACGCATATCGGTATCTATGATGCGTCTAGTACAGGTAACTTGCTTTACCATACTCCGCTTGATCTTGCTAAGACCTTATCAGTAGACGATGTAATGTCTGTTGCTTCTGGCGGTATCTCGGTAACATTGAGCTAGCATGAACTTTGCTGCACTTAACAGTTACGCCCTTGGGGGTTATCCACAACTATCGTTAGTCTATTTAGACGCGGCAGTTAATGGTGCGTGTACTGTTAGTGCTCTTGGTCATCGTGAGTTAGAAGTTGAGGGGTCAATTACTGGCACCTCTGTAGCTCAGGCAGTAGGTATAAGGGAAGTTAAGCCAACGGCTCAGATGTCTGTCAGCGGTGTTGTCACTTCAAGTGGTTACACTAAGGCGGTATCTGGTGCTGATATTAGTGGCACATCTTCTGTTAGCTCTGAAGGTTACGCATTAAGCTATGCGAGTGCTGCCGTTGATGTATACGGGGCTACAGTAACCTCTGGGTCTAATAGGTCTTTTGCTACTGCATCAGTGTCCGTAACAGCCTCTATGAGTGCTGAAGGGTATTCAGCAAGCGTTGCAACAGCCAGTATTTCTGGTATTGGTAGTATTGAGCCTACAGTCTATAAAAAGGCTTACAGTTCATCATCTATCGTATCTAATGCTTATGCGAGTGCTGAAGGGCATTCAATAAGCTATGTAGACGCGCACGTTGAAGTATATGGAGCTACAGTAACTTCTGGCTTGAATAGAGCCTTTGTAACTGCATCTGTTAATTCAGTATCCTCCGTCAATGCGGAAGGTTATTCGGTAAGCGTACCAACGGCTAGTGTATCTGTTGCTGGCAGTATTGAGTCCACAGTTTATAGTGAGGCGTATGTATCTGGATCTATTTCAGGTAACCTATCTGCCGCAGCTACAGGCTACTCAAATAGCTATGTTGATGCTGATGTAAGTGGTTATGCTAGTGTTAGTTCCACGGGTTATCGCGTAGCTTATAGCTCACCTTCAATCGGTGTCACTGGCTTAGTTAATGCTGACGGATATTCATTTGCTGTTTCATCTGCAAGCGTAGAAGCATCTGCAAGCGTTTTATCTGTTGGCATAAGGAATGTATTCCTAACGTCAGACATATCGGCAGCGGCTTCTATTGGCGCACAGGTTAAGACGACTGCATGGGTTTCTGGCGACATCACTTCTAGTGGTAATGTTAGCTCTACAGTTATGACTACAGCCTATGTGAATGCAGATGTTGATGTCTACGGTGCTACCGTATCGGCTGGATATAATCGAGCCTACATTATTGCTAGAGTGGCTGTTGATGCTGAAACACTGGCACAAGCTAAAGTCACTGCATATATTGACGCAGCTTCCTTTAGTACGGCATTAGTTAGCTCAACTGGTTTCGCCTATAGGGTAGCAAGTGGGCAAATAGCAGGCGCTTCCCATATTACAGGCATGCCTACCCGATTAGCGGGTATGAAATCATTTGTTAATGTATCAGCCGAAGCCCAGGGCTATGCTACTAAGATAGCCTACTCTAGCGGGTCAGTTTCTGCCTCCACTTCTGTAGACTCGTCTGTATTTAAAGCCGTTCCCATAAATAGGCAAATCTCTGCGTCTGCAAATATAACGGCTACAGTGTTCAATGTCGCTATGGTTTATGGTTTAATCACTGTATCTTCTGATATGTCTGGATACGGTATAAGACTTGTAGATCTAGACGCTGATGTACAGGGAACCACAGAAGTATCTCCTACTTTCGTCCTTATTAATGACCATTTACCAGTACCATTCCGTAGAGTTGTTGTTGCCTTACAAGACAATAGAACTATACTAACTAAGAACCTACGTACTATTTATATAGATTCTGATAATAGAACTATACTCACTAAGAACCTACGTACTATTTATATAGATTCTGATAATAGAACAATGAAAGTTGAATTGAAAAGGGCCGCATAATGAATATTTTTAGCCAACAGCCTGCCGATATATTAGACTACGGAGTTGACCTGACTAAGTGGCTTGTTACAGGCGATACAGTAATTTCATCTACTGTTTCAGTATCACCTTCAGGGTTAGACGCTGTGGTTACACAAGGTACCACAAGCCAGCCAAAGGCATGGATAAGCGGCGGTGTAGATGATACAGAGTATCAGGTTACGCTAACGGTTATTACTAACGGTGGACGTAAGAAAGAGTTTGAGTTCAAAATAGCGGTGGTAGAAATATGAGTTTCGTTAATAATGTAAAGACTTCCCTTCACGCCGCTCTAACCAATAGTGCAACTAGCGTGTTGGTTGTTAAGTCTACCAGCCCATTTAATGACCCCCCAACAAGCGGCAATATTACGCTTATGGATAGCTTAAGTAACCCCAGCAAAATTGAGGTTATTTCTTACACGGGTCGGACAGATAATAGTACATACTGGACTTTAACTGGAGCTACTCGCGGGGTAGAATCTTCTACTGCATCATCTTTTTCTGTTGGCGCTTATGCTATCCAAACATGGACGGCAGGTGATGCTACAGCAGCGGTAATTGACACCACATACTCTGTTGGAGATGGTGGTTTAACTACTAATGACTTTACTAATGCTGACCATTCTAAGTTAAACGCTATAGAGGCTAGTGCAGATGTAACTGATACAGCTAATGTTGTTTCATCGTTAACAGCAGGTACAAACGTAGCTATAGCAGTTGATGGCACTATATCTTCTACGGATACTGATACTACCTATTCAGTAGGTGATGGTGGCTTAACTCAACAGAACTTCACTACCACGCTAAAAGATAAGCTAGATGACATTGAAGCAAGCGCCACCGCAGATCAAAATAAAGCAGACATTGATTCTTTAGGGATAAATGCTACCCATGTATCAGGATTTACTGTAGGTAAGTCTGTACCTTCTAATGCAGTGTTTACGGATGCTAACACCACCTACACATCATCAGATTTCACCCATGATGACTTAACTGGATTTGTAGCTAATGAGCACCTTGATTGGACTACTGATCGAGGCGCTAACAATATCCACCTAAGTAACCTGCCTGCGACTGCATTAACAACCGTTAAAACAGCAGTAAGCCAAGTGGCACAATTAGCTCTAACAACAGAAGAGGGTGATGTTGTTGTACGTTCAGATGAAAGCAAAACGTACATGCACAATGGTGGCGTTGCTGGAACTATGGCAGATTTCACATTGTTAGCCACTCCTACAGACTCAGTGACAAGTGTAAACGGTGCAAATGGTGTTGTCGTGCTTACCCATGATGGGTTCTCAGACTTTGTGGCTGACGAACATCTTGATTGGACAGCAGACCAAGGCGCTAAAAATATACATGCCAATAACTATACGGATAATAATGACAATACTGAGTACACGGCAGGTACAGGTCTATCATTAAGCAGCACTGTGTTCTCTAACTCCGCACCTAACGTATCAACCAACTTGAGCAAGACCGCTACGGTTACTAATGTCACGGTTAATAGTTCAGACGGTACTAACGTGGCGCTTGGTGCAGCTTCAACTACAGTTGCGGGTGTTATGACTAAGGCTTTATATGATAACGTCATAGTAAACAATGCTAAGGTTTCAGACATAAACCATAACGTATCAACCAATCTATCCACTACGCACAATGCTAGTACTGTTGTGATTAATAGCTCTGACGGTAATAATGCTACAATTAATGCAGCAACAGCAACAACCGCTGGCATTATGTCAGAGGCTATATTTGATCAGCATGAACTAAATAATGCCAAAGAAACTGACGTTAACCATAACGTAACTACTAACTTATCAACAGCTACAGCAGCCACCACAGTAACCGTCAATAGTTCTGACGGTACTAATGCAGTCCTACCAGCAGCCACTACTACGGTTGCAGGTGTCCAGACAGGGGCTGATAAGTTAAAGCTAGACGGTATCGCAACAAACGCTACAGCTAATGTAGGTGATATCACTGGTGTAGCAACAACATCTCCAATAACAGGAGGCGGTACTTCTGGTTCGGTGACTATAACTCACTCAGACGCAGCAGGTAATAAGCACATACCCACAGCGGGGGCAGCAGGCCAGTTCCTAAAGTATTCTTCCTCTGGTACTGCGGTATGGGCCACCCCCTCTTATATACCCAACACTAACACCGAATACACAGCTAGTAGTGGAATTACCTTAACAGGTACCAACTTCACTAACGCCGCTCCTAACGTATCAACCAATTTAAGTAAAACCACTACAGCATCTAATGTCACAGTGAATAGTTCTGATGGTAATAACATAGCTCTTGGCGCGGCTTCCGCTACAGTTGCGGGTGTTATGACTAAGGCAATGTTTGATCAGCATGTATTAAACAATGCTAAGGTATCAGACATTAACCATAACGAGACCCATACAGGTGAAGTTACTGGGGCAACGGCATTAACTATAACGGATGATGTTGTAGATGAAGCCAACCTTAAAGTATCTAATGCGCCAACAGACGGTTACATGCTTACCGCACAAAGTGCAAATACTGGTGGATTAACCTGGGCTGCGGCACCAACGCAACGCGGTATAGATGATATACCTGTTGAAGGAGAAACAGCAGAAAGTATTACCTCAAACTGGGCTTTTGACCACGCGGCTAGTTCAAATGCGCATCCACGGGATACACGCAACCAATTAGCAGGTACGTATAATAATTATCTCCACCCTAACCATAGTGGCGATGTAGTATCTGCTGCTGATGGTGCCATGACTATTCAGACTGATGCAGTAGACATAGCTATGTTATCTGCAACAGGTACAGCAGGTTCTACTACATTCCTACGCGGTGACAACACATGGGCTACTGCAGGATCTACGAGTGCTAGTGATTTAACTTCAGGAACTTTAGCAGATGCTAGATTCCCAGCTACGTTACCTGCTATTAGTGGTGCTAACTTAACCAACCTACCTGCTGATTCTACTAAGCTACCCCTAGCTGGTGGCACGATGTCAGGGGATATAGGCTTAACTGGATCTGGTACAAAGTTAGACAGCTCTGGCGGTATATACGCAGACCTTGGTGGTAACGTAAACCACACATTCGATATTAAAAATACTACTACAGCTACCAATAGTGCAGCAAATATACTAACCCTAGAACATTATACAAGCGGTAATCCAGTTGCAGGATTTGGTGCTGCAGTAGAATTTAGAGGTGAGAACCCACAGCATGGTACATCAATATATGGCTCTGTTGCTGGCGTATGGGAAGGTGCTTCAAGTAATCCAAGTGGTGGTGCATTAGTATTCAGCACTGATGGTTACAGTGGTGGTAACACGGAAAGAATGCGAATCAAATCAACTGGTGAGGCGTTATTTGCTAGCACTATAACATGGTCTGGTGGCGGTTCAGCTAACGCTAATACAGCTTATACGCATTCACAAGCTGCTCATGCTCCGTCTAACGCAAACTATTATAGTCACCCCAATCATAGTGGGGATGTAGTCTCTGCATCTGATGGTGCCATGACCATTCAGACTGATGCGGTAGACATTGCAATGTTATCTGCAACAGGCACAGCAAGTTCTACTACGTTCTTACGTGGTGATAATACTTGGGTAACTCCTACAGATACGGACACAGACACAGTTTACGTACACCCTAACCATAGTGGTGATGTGGTTTCTACAGCAGATGGGGCTACAGTAATACAAGTTGATGCAGTAGATATACCTATGCTTAGTGCCACAGGAACAGCAGGTTCTACTACATTCCTAAGAGGTGATAATACTTGGACAGCTCTTTCAATTGATGGATTATCTGATGGCTATAGTGCTGGCAACTCTATTGGTTTAGGTGATAGTGCATTAAATGTTGACGATGGTACAAATAACACAAATATTGCAATTGGTTCATCAACATTGTTGATAAATACAACTGGCACCAAGAATATAGCTATTGGCGAAGACGCCTTAGTGACAAATGTGTACCATAGTGGAAGCGTTGCAATCGGCTATAAAGCTCTAACACTAAATAGGGCACATAATAACACTGCGATTGGCGTAGAAGCGTTGGCAACTAATGCTACGGGGGGGTCAAGCGTTGCCGTTGGTTATCAGGCTTTAAACTTAAATACTAACGGAAGTCAAAACGTATCAGTCGGCGCGTTTTCAATGAAATATAGCGTGAGTGGGGGTAGCAATACTGCACTAGGTTCTGAATCATTATATGTAAATAATGGCGGTTATAATAACGTGGCGGCTGGCAAGAGGGCCATGTATGACAATATTGGCGGAACTGGCAATGTTGCTTTGGGAGCATACTCTTTAGGCAATAATACCGAAGGCGATAACAATATTTCAATTGGTCTTTATTCATCACTATTAGGTAGTACAGGTGATTTGAATATTGCCATTGGCAAAAGCTCATTACAAAGTAATTCATCAGGGTCTGGAAATATAGCGTTAGGCACTTACGCTGGTAAATTGCTTGAAGCATCCAACAATACAGTTATTGGTGAGCTTGATGGAACTGCAATAATGACGGACACCGTTCTTATTGGAGCAGGTTCCACTGAGAGGATTAAGGTTACATCAGCAGGACTATTTATTAATGAATCTACAACAGCATTAGTTGCAGCTCCATCATTAGGAACAGCCTCAGTTATACGAACTAACGCCAACACTATATCTGAGAATATAACTATACCTTCTGGCACTAACGGCATGAGCGCAGGGCCGATAACTATAGCAGACGGCTATACGGTAACAGTTACAGGCACATGGAGTATTGTATAATGAGTACATTAGAACTAAAGGAGTTATCAGCCCCATCGGGCTTTGACTTGAAGATTGCAGCAGGTAAGACTTTGGACTTGAATAGTCAGGGTACAGTCATACTCCCTACAATACCTACGGGAAAATTACCCACAATACCTACGGGAAAATTACCCACAATACCTTATGATAAACTGCCCACAGGTACAGTTATTAAGGTTTTATTCAACACTTACAGTACATCTTTCTCTACCACCGCCACCACTTGGATTGATACTGGGCTAACTATTACAATGACGCCTGAGTCTACTACCAGTAAGGTTTTAGTTGAGTGGAACCAGCACGTATATTTTGCCACTTCCACCAGTGTTTGGGAGGGCTTTAAATTTAGGTTACTTAGGGATGGTGTAGCCGTATGGACAGATGGGTACGCCATAGCACATGCAAAGTACCAAGGTAATACAATGGATAAAAGAAGTGACTCTTGGCTTGATAGCCCTAACACTACTTCCAGCATTACTTATTCAGTTCAGGTAGATCCTTACTCTACTGCCAATCACACCTTTAACCACGGTGGAACCACATCTCAAATCAAAGCAATGGAGATAGTAGGATGACATCTAAACTAAAAACAGACGTTCTTGAGACAGTCTCTGGCTCTGGCACGATAGCATTGAATAGTCAGTTAAGTGGCACGACTTACGAAAGTATGGCTGCGGGTAGTGTGATTCAGGTAGTTCAGACTTACGCTGCTGCTACATCAGCAATAGAAACAACATCTTCATCAGACGTAGCATCAGGGGTAAGTGCCACCATAACCCCAAAATACACCAACTCATTGATACTAATATCATTTTCTTTATCAATGTCTCAAGGGGCTACTGCGGGAGCTGCAATGAGAGCTAGGATGTATTTGAATGGTGCTGTTATGGCAGGCTCTAGCATCTACCAGATAGGTTATAACTATAATGCGACAAACCAATACTCACCAATTGTCTTCAATGGGAGCCATACAGCTACATCCCTAGCCTCTTTAACATTTGCACCATACTTTAATTCAACAACATCAGGTTCAATGGTGAGATTTGCGCATACTTCAGCATCCTACGCATTAACCCTTACGGAGATCAAACAATGATTAATACAGTAGATAAAGCAGCAGCACTACAATCACTCACTCCGTCAGCCCAATGGGTACTCCGAGGTGACGTTATTGAGTGGCTAGATACCATTCAAGCACAACCAACTGACTCAGCTATCGCAGCTAAGATTGTTGAACTACAAGCAGCCCATGATGCACTAGCTTACTCTCGTGCCCGTCAAGAAGCCTACCCCAGTATCCAAGATTGCATTCATGCTTTGCTTGATGGTGGCGCTACGTTGACTGACCTACAAGCACTACGCACAGCGGTTAAAGCTGCTAATCCAAAGGGGTAGTGAGATATGACTACAACTATAAGTGGTACTACGGGCATAGATAAGGTTACACCAGAACTGGATGCTACTATTAGGCGTGGCCGTAAGAACATTCTTATCAATGGTGCTATGACAGTGGCGCAGCGAGGTACTAGCTTTACTGGGATAAGTACAGCGACATATACACTTGATAGAGTGCAGGTAGCCGTCTCTGGAACTTTTGGCGAATTATCTATTACGGCGGAGAAGTCAAGTGATGCACCAGACGGTTTCTCTAATTCACTTAAACTAACTACAGCCACAGCAGAGGCTTCTTTGGCAGCCAATGAGAGGCTATTTTTAGGGTTCTATAGTGAAGGGCAAGACGTACAAAATTGGGCTACTGGTACTTCAAATGCTAGTGCAGTTACCATGTCGTTTTGGGTTAAAAGTTCAGTCGTGGGAACCTATGCTCTTTATGCTTATGGTTATACGGGTAATGCGATCGAGAGTCACTCTATTACAGTTGATTTAGCTAATACTTGGGAAAAGAAGGCCGTGACTTTCTCCGCTAACACTGCCACTGCTCTATTTGCTAATAACGCAACAAGGCAACTTGAGGTGGGTTTAGTATTAAGTGCTGGTTCTGACTTTAAGGGGGCATCCGCAGATACATGGTCAGCATATTCGACCACTAATTTAGCTAATGCCCAGACAACAGATATAGCATCCACCCTGAATGCAACATTCCAACTCACAGGATTACAACTAGAACTAGGCTCCGTAGCCACTGACTTTGAACACCGTAGTTATGCTGAAGAGTTGGCGTTGTGTCAGCGGTATTATGAGAAGAGTTATAATCAAATTGATGCCCCAGCTACGTCTAGTGCTGTCGGGAAAGGATCAGCCAGTTCCTATACAGGGTCAAGCTCCAATAGATTTTTTGTAGGCACGTCTTTGTTTTGTGTAGCAAAGAGGGCTACACCTACCGTTACCATATACTCCAGTTTAGGGACGGCAAATAGAATATCCGCATACGACTCCTCCGCTACCGAATTAACTGTTTCGTCTATTTCGGAGGAGGGCGAATCTTCATTAGGAATGTATATTCAAACAAGTAGTGGTGATAATACGCGGCCTTATACATTCCATTTCACAGCAGAGGCAGAACTATGATTAATTCAACAGAATGGATAACCTCATGCAAACTAAGCGGTGACGGCTACCTAGTAAACGACTCTAAGCATGTACCTAACGACCCAGCTAACCGAGACTGCGCTGATGTACTCGCATGGATAGCAGAAGGTAACACGCCTGCTCCTGAGTTTACTGATGCAGAGATAGCAGCTAATGCTCAGTCTTTGGTTAATTCAGAGTCGCTTGAGTATCTAAATTCAACAGATTGGTACGTCACACGCTTTACCGAATCAGGTGTAGCGGTGCCAGCCGATGTGACTACAGCGCGTACAGCAGCTAGATTAGCCATTGTGGTCTAGCATCCCTGAAATCTACCCAGCATTACCTACAGTGGCCTCACAAGCTCCAGTAGGTAGTGTATTGGTGGTAGAGCCGCAAGTGGTGCGAGAGGTTGAGTCTATACCTATACAGCAACCAAAAGGCCCGTATGAAGTCACCACTTACTCTCGGAGATTATGGATATGCTAGCAGAACTTGCTATAGCAAATGCGGCCTTCAAGGTTATTAAAACCACCCTAAATAACGGTGGTGAGTTAATTTCAGCAGGTAAAGCAGTAGCTGAATATTTTGGTGCTGAGAAAGCGATAGCCAAGCAAGTTGAAGCTGGAACTGGCAATGTACTGGAGGCATTCCAAGCTAAAGAGCAGCTAAGGATACAGGAAGAGGAATTGAAGTTCATGCTCAATAAGAGCCGCCTGCAAGGGTATAGTGACTTCTTGGCCTTTAAACAGCAATATACTAGGGACTTACGCGAGGCTGAAAAAGAAAAGGCTCGCAAGAAATATAAGCGCAGGCAGGCTTTTGAGGACAACTTAACAAGCGCAATAAAGGCTGGTATGATACTACTATCTATAATGGCTGCTCTATTTGGGGTCGCATGGTACTTGAGATGATGAACATGGAAGAACAAACACTTATTAACCTCGTTATCATGGGCGGTATGACAGTAGCTGGCTGGTTCCTTAGATCAATGTGGGAAGCTATACGCGAGGTCGAGAAGGACTTGCCGAGAAATTATATCAGGCGTGAAGACTACCGTGATGATATGCACGAAATCAAGAAGATGCTTGGCGCTATATTTGATAAACTGGATAACAAGGCTGATAAATAATGTTCAAACTAGGCAAGAACAGTATTATTAACTTAACAGGCGTAGATGGTAGACTCGTTGAAATTGCAGACCTCGCCATCAAAATTACTAATATTGATTTCGGTATCCCTTCTACTGGCGGCTTGCGCACCACTGAAGATCAAGCCAAACTGTTCACAGACGGAAAGTCTAAAGCAGACGGAGTTAATAATAAGTCGTACCATCAATCAGGCAAAGCCGTTGATCTGTATGCTTACGTTGACGGGAAAGCTTCGTGGGACAAACTCCATCTAGCCCTATGCGCAACAGCAATGCTTCAAGCAGCAGCTCAGTTAGGTTATAAGCTCAAGTGGGGCGGTAACTGGAAGAGTTGGCAAGACATGCCACACTTTGAGCTGGAAGACTAATATGCTGGCAGATAAACTAAATGAACTACGCATAGTGCCTCGCGCTATGTTAATAATGTACATGCTAGTTTTCTACCAAGTGGTTCAATGGTTTATGGCCTTACCTAATCCTAACATGGCACAAGCTGGTCTAGTGTCGGTGATTACTGGTGCAGGAGCTGCATGGTTTGGTTTATACGTTAGTTCAGGAGGCAAGAAATAATGTGGGGACTACTACTTAAAGCAGTGCCTGGTGTGATTAGTTCTGTTGTTGGGGTGTTCACTAAAAAAGAACAAACAAAGCAGCTCAAAGCCACAGCAGAAACTAAGCTATCTCATGCCAAACTAAATGGTGCAACCAGTATAACCTTGTCTGATTCTGAATGGGAATCAATCATGGCTTCCAATATGAATGGCTCATGGAAAGATGAGTATGTGACCATAGTGGTTACACTACCATTTCCTATGTTGATTGCTGGTGGCGTACTGCTAGCATTCACTGGTGATGATAGACTGATGATAGGCACTGTTGATGGCATTAGTGCCCTTACAGCAGCAGGGGTGGATGTAGGGTTTATGATGACTGCCGTTATTACAGCAGCCGTGGGCCTCAAGGTGTGGCGAGCTAAGTAGTATTAAGCTGTATTTTTAGGTGGTTAAGACGCTCTGTATAATACTCTGCAAACTTACTACCACCAGTTAAGGCTTTTTCATACGTTGCCATTTAGTGCTTGATATCATCTATCTTGCGCGTTCTGTCTATCTTCTCTTTAAGTGTCATTTAATGCCTCTTTAATTAGTTGGTCTCGTCTAGTCTGGACAGCACTATAAAGGTTATTCGTCTGGATAGCACTACCGCATGAGTTAGCTGACCTACCAAGGGTTACGCCGCATACTTTATAGGTAACACCAATAGCTCTCAAGTTAACCAGTATGGATAGATCCTTCTTGGCCCAGAATACAGTTTCACGGGATACAGTCTTAACTACAGGGCCGCGCTTACCACTACCAAAACTAAATGCAGTCTTGATCACCTTAGCTACAGCAGCAGTGGCCTTCTCTGGCTTAAGGTAATCGTAGTTCTCTGCTATCTTAGACTTAAATATGATACTCATAGTTTACTTCTCCTTATTCGTATTTAATTGTGATGGTGTCTGTTGGGTCAAGGGATATGTATTGCCCATTGATGTTAAGGACGATTCTCTGACCCTTGGGTTTAGATTCAGGCCAATCTTCAATTACAGTGCTAGGGCTAATGCCCTGCTTAACGCGGTCTTTAGGGCGAGTATCTTCGCCAACTGGAGGCTTGGTAAATGCTGTACTCCATCCGTCACGGTATTTCTCTGTGGCTGGCTTGGTGATTAATGAGTCACCTGTGATGTCATTCTTAGTTGCCATTAGTAGGACTCCCCTTCATTCGTTAGGTGAGCTGCTATAACCTCGGAGTCAAAGTTAGACTTAAACGTATTCCATAGTACCTCTATGGCGTACTCTTTAGCTTCATCATTGCCAATCACTAGCATTGAAATAATAGTATCCTTGCACTCCTCATCGATATCTTCAAGAAGCTCATATATTTCAAATAGTTCATTACATATATAAACGCTGCTTGTGCTACGCAACTCGTAGAACAAATCATCCTGGGCTTCTAGGATATCCTGATCACTATAGTCTGGGTTAGACCTTTTCATATAACTCTCCAATTAATTTACTACACCTATATTATAGACAAATCAACAACATTACAATACATACTTGTCTAATTAGCTATACCGTACTGTTGACTAATTGATCCCATAACTGCTAAAATACTTTGGCACTATAAGTAATTAGGAGCATTAAGTATGAGTATATATGAAGAACTAAGAAGGGTTCAACGAGAACTAAAGGCACCTAAAGGTAAGGTGAGTAAGTTCGGTGGATTCAACTATAGGAGTGCCGAAGATATCCTATTAGCGGTCAAACCTTTGTTAGGTGATCTGGTATTACTACTTAACGATGAAATCGTATTTAGTGGAATATTAGAGGACGAGTTAGTAGGTAGTGGGGATAAGATGGTTAAGCTTCAGACCCAGCGCACTTACATTAAGGCTACTGCCACTCTAACGGATGGTAAGGAGTCCATAGTTACATCGGCGTATGCCCGTGAAGCAGCAGTGAAGAAGGGTCAAGATCCAGCGATGGGTTCTGGCTCATGTAGTTCCTACGCACGTAAGTATTGTTTGAACGGCCTGTTCGCAATCGATGAATCTGAAATGGACATCGATAACGATTACCAAGTCGCAGCACATAATAAGGGTGCGGACATTGAGGTCGAAGTCGGTACCGATATGACGTTAGAGGGTATGGCTGGTAAGGTATCTGAGCCACCTAAGAAGAAGCGTATTGATAAGGCGCTTATGCAGGAAGTAGTAATCGGACTTGTGGCTA